TTATTAAATCCAGTCTTCTCTTTTTTATTTTCCTCATATTCTTTCGTTGTAGTTTCTTCTTCCGATTGTGAATATACCTAGAAGAAGGCATTTTCGTATACTATAACTATCATTTAGACCTTATAAATCCGTTTTATAATAATGGATTCTATTGTAACATCTGTCATTCAAAAGTTTATGGATCGTGCGAAGTATGGAACTGATTTGGACAGAAAGGACCTACAGGTTGGAGATTGGATTACACACGCACAGGAGGAACTGATGGATGGTATTTTGTACTTGGAGAAACTGAAGCAGTCAGTTCCTCGAAGAAAATGTATAGCATGTTCAGGGCAATGTGAAGTTTGTCTTCAGGATGGTTGTATTGATCCTGAATCTAATGACGTATGTAAATAGTGACATGGAGACGGAGTTGAATAAATTGGCAGGGTTCTTAATTGGAATAAGCAAGACCGCACATGCCGCTCATAATGCGCAGAATGTTGTAGTTCAGGGCGTATACGCGCACATCCCATGTGGCATCCTGCTGTTGGTTGACTACACAATCTCCGGACATTTCTAGTACAAGGGTCGCAGTATCAATGCGCGAGAAGTTGCAAGTTCCCGATGGCTGATGCTCTTCGGGCTTCAGAGCGAAGCTGTAGGTATAGATTCCCTGCTGAGCAAGTAATCCTAGGCGACCGACCTGAGGTAGGACAACATTTGTCTGATTTCCACTTGCACCAGTGGTTAGTGTGCTGCCTCCACTGAGAGAATAATCAATGAACTCCGTGTGTGTGATACCCGTGTGGTGCTGATAGGGCTGCACCTTGTTGAAGTAATCGCCGAAGCGCACATCCAGTCGGTCCTGGCCGTTAATCTGTAGATACTGCTTGTGAACAGCGTTCTGATCGTATGTGAATGGGGTTAGACGACTCACATTTGCGCTCACATTAGAAGGAACCGACAAATACCGAGCTCCGCGAGTTAAAGCTGTATAGGGTGGACCTGGGTTTCCGGGCTGACCGGGAATCGGCACCTTGCAAGAGCGGTAGCAAGTGGGCTGGACAACCCAAATGAGCTCCTTGACAGGGTGATTGAATGTCAGATCAATGCGATTCTGGTAGGACGATAGACCCTTATCCTCATTGTACTGGACCTGCTCAATTAGGTACTCGTGCGACTCCTGGGCCATACGACGACGCTCCTCGACATCCAGGTAGATGTAGTCCACATAGATGGCCGCCTGCGTGGGCTGGGCGGGAACCGGAACATCCACATAATCACCGCTGACAAGCTGATTATCATTCCATAGAATGTTAATCTTTACCTCGTGATACTGTAGGGAAATCAGAGGCAACGCAGCACCTGGATTACGGCAGTAGAAAAAGTTGAGAGGAACATAGATAATATTCGGGTGGCCGGCGCGACTCTGACCCGCTAGTCCAGACGAACAACCAGCGGGGCTTGCGCCCATGAATACCTGGCCCGTAGATGCAGTTGATTTTAGATTGCCAGCTGTTAGATTGTTTGGGACACCTGATATATCTGTAAAATCTATAACTGCGCCAGATGGTCCAACTAACCGCGACGCTGAATTGGTAACATTCTCGGCCGCAACCTGAGGGCGACCACCGGCGGAGATCAGCTGGTGACCAAGTAAGCTCTTCTCAGTCGAGTTGCACAGCGTGTCCCACAGGAACAGCCACTCGCCATACTGACGATCAATCAGCTGACCGCCGATTTCGAGTTCCGCATACTTGATCAGATTGTAACCAAGGTGGAACTGATCGTTGTTATACACGGCACTCTTGCGAGCATTGCTTGACAGATCATAGTGAGGAAGGTGGACCTCGAGGTAGGTCGAATACAGCAGATCTGCATTGCGATTGATTGTCGCCGACTGCTTGGTACCCCAGTTCGGCTGACCCGTGAAGTTGATACGGAAGGGCTCCATGGCGAAGTTCGTATGGCGCTTAAACAGACCTTTCCAGAATGTAATTTGAGGATTTCCAGAGAGATATGCGTCCTGGGCGCCGCAAGCGACAAGCTGTAAAAGACCACCACCCATCTTGTTTTATATGTTATCGGTGTCTATTTTTTTAGAATTTGACCTAGTGGCGACGAGTGCGGCGCGTCTTCTTCACAGTTTTAGACTTGGAATAGGTCTTCTTCGCCTCCTTAATCACTTTCTTCAGGCCGTCACCCTTTTTGTACTGCCCCTTCGACTTCATCGTCTTCATCGTCGCCTTCACATGAGATAACCAAGCGTTTGCCATTTTAATTTAACGCACAGATTATTTAACGCGAAACAAAACACCTCGTAGACCCATAACTACCTCATCCGGGATTCGTTTCTCCATTGGAATCCCTAGCAAACAGCAATAGTGGAAATAGATTGAATATACACCGCATTCACTGTCCTTGTATTGATGCCGCGTGGCATTATACGTCATTTTCATTGGTTTGGAATGAATCCCTGTTGCGTCCCACTGTTTCTTCCACCGACGCATAAGAACTTGAATTTGTCGTTCAGGTTTGTGTGCATATGAATCAAAATAGGTTATACGCGGATAGTCTAGCTCAGGACTGATATCGCAAAATGTCGCGATCCAATGTTGGCCGGGACCCGTGGATACATCCGTATTAAAGACAATCCCAATCTGGTGATACCCTTTTGCGTAGAGGGATTTAATATCCATGGAGCAAAGTGTACTGACCAAACATTCGCCCAGTTTCGTGTGCTTATCGAAATCAATTGGGAAACTGCCCAGATACTTGTATGGCTTAAATACGCGCTCAAATTGATGTTCGATATGATCAATTTCGTCCGTCGTAATCCACTCTTCTGGGTTTACATTCCACGAACTCGGTGCTTTTGGTTTCTGTAGAAGATGTGCGAGAATACATTCAGAGCGACCCGTTTCGCATTCCGCGTGAAGACGTTGTTTTAACGAGTTCCAAATATCTGTTGGTTTACCGGGAGGAATCGGGGACTGTCGCGGATGTTCATCGTTATATACCTTGCGTACATTTTCCACCTCTTTGGCGTCAAAGTACATCCTCTTGTTTAAAACGGATAAAGTTTATGTGCGAAACTAGAAAGTAGAACAGAATGGAGCAGCTTAAGTCTTGTATTCAGAACTATCGCAAGCTGGATGATGCGCTGAAGGATATCAACTCCAAGGCGCAGGATATTCGGCGCGAGAAGAAGGTGGTTGAGACTGATTTGTCAACTCTTTTATCAAAGCCAGAATTTCAACAGTATGATAAGCTGGAATTGAAGGAGGACAATAGTGTGATTAAGATTCAGCGACCTGGTGGATGGACGAAAGGCTGGACAATGTCGAAAAGTGAGCTGATGGAGGGGTTGGATCTGTATTTCTCACAGAACGGGCATCAAGCATCTTCAGAGGGCTGCTATGCGTTTCTGGTCGAGAGACAGAAGCCAAAGATGGTGGCAAATGAGTTTAGTTTTGAGCGCTCCGTCGTGTCGCAGGTAAACAAAAAAATGAAGATGTAAAGTAATGAGTGGACCAACACAGCCGCCGCGCACGCGGCTTCCTTCCGCAGAGGCTATGGAGGCACAACGAAATCTACAAATTGCCCAACAGCCTAAGATTGAAGCGCAGAATGCGAAACGCCAGTTAGCAGCAGAAGCATTATTGCTATTAAATCCAGAAGAAGCACTGACTTCCTCTGTAGGAGTTCCCCACACGGTATCGACTGGAAACTTAGATATTGTAACAAGTCGAATGACGGATATTATAAATCTATTGTATGGGAAGAAACTGGTAGAAGAATGGAGAGACTCTGCAGAAAAAGCAAGATTGGGACGGGATATCTATGAAATTTCAACTGCAACAACACAATGTATGAATACTGTGGGAAGAGCGGAAGATGCTGGCGGTTGCTGGATATGTGGTTTTTCGTTTGATAGTAATGTTCCCGGTATGGGCGCCAATTGCGACCATATTCTTCCCGTCGCACAAGCTGTTTTTTTCCTAGGACTGTATTCAACGCGTAAAACGATTCCTACCGAACCGACGACGATGAACGATACCATCTATAAATTAGAATATGCCTGGGCCCATATGGGTTGTAACATTCTAAAGAGCAACCGAATGTTTATCCATGGGAGCCAGGACCCAATTCATAAGACACCTATATGGTCCGTAGATACAAATGAAATTAAAAAGCTGTTACTCGATATTAAAGGATCGAAGGTTGAAACATTACAGGCAGTACAAAAACAGATTGTAAACCCCCAAAAATGGTTGGATACACGAACAAAGGCAATGACTAAAAAGATTAAGAAAATCACAGATTTCATATCACGTCCAGAAGAACCTGGTCTTGGCGACTTGACAGTTCTTGCCGGTTGGGCTTCAATGGTTGACCCTACAAGTATGACGGATGAGTTTTTAGATTTTATTCATGTAGATTTGCCCCCCAATGTAGTGTCTGCGAAACGACGCAAGCGTTCATTATCTCCTGCGTCCGACACAGAGCAACCGCCACCTGCGAAACGTTCTCGCAGTGTATCTCCGCCATACAGACCGTCGAGTCCGGAATCAGTCTTTGGAAAAGGGCGTCGTAGGAAAACACTTCGCAGAAAGAAGGGAAGAAAATCACATAAGACATATAAATGGCGGCGTTTGTATTAAACACAGTGAAATCACAGCTACCAATGTTAATTGAGAAGTTTGAGCCTGCGCTGGAAGCAGGTCTGCGTTCATCCCTTCAGTCAATGAAGGCACAGCATCCTGAGGAGATAAACCTATTTTTTGCGAACTGGAAGAAGCTAGATGCAGCCGTCCGTGCGGAGCTAGGTGGTGCGCCAATTGTAGGTCGTGGTCGCGGAAAACGGACTCGTCGTGTACACCGGCGTTCTCGTAAGTAAGAATGCAGGTATACAATCCCTTCAATCCGAAGAATCGTTTGTTCACGTCTGAAGATGTTCATCGTATTTTGGAAAAACACAACTGTCCTTTCAAAGTTCGGAATGGCACACTCTTTCAGACCGCAATGGTACATTCATCATACGTAAAAAGAGTAGACTATACAACGCCGACAGGAGAACCCACAGAACTTTCTCCTCGACCCGCATGCTGTTTGGGCCTGTTCGAAGAATCCTATGAACGAATGGAACATTTGGGCGACTCGATTCTAGGTGCATGTGTATCCACGTATCTTATAGAACGTTTCCCCTCTGAAAATGAGGGATTTCTGACCGATCTGAAAAAAGAAATCGTCTGCAATGAGATGCTTGGTCAACTATCGCAGAAAATTGGTCTTGATAGCTTCTACATTATTTCTCGCCACAATGAAGATGTCTGTGCGGGCCGCACAAATCTGAAAAAACTAGGAGATATCTTTGAAGCATTTGTTGGTGCGCTTTGGTTAGATTCCGACCATGATTTCAAGACGCTCTATAACTTTATTGTTTCACTTATCGAAATATACATTGATATTCCGAAGATTCTAATGAATAACCGAAATTTCAAGGAGCAATTCCAAAAGGTCTACCAAGCAGCACATCACGCAACACCAACCTATGCAATGGTTTCATACGAAAACGGAATATACACGATGGCGGTTGTAGGTCTCAGCGGAGAACATCTTGGTATCGGTTCATCAACAACAAAGAAACAAGCAGAACAATGGGCTGCGCGTGAATCACTCCTTAAATGGCGATCGTAGTCGTATCAACATGTGTACAGAATATTACCCGGTTTCTAATTGGTAAAGAATCTCGGTTTCTACGCGATACACACCCGGAAGTAAGTAAATGGGAGAAGTTCCAGTTACCAGGCGACTATATGGCATATTATACAAGACAGTGTAAGCGTTTGAGTCGTATATATGGGACACGCGTTCAGTTTGATACACCAGACGTGTATCCCGAATATACGCGCGCTCGATTTCGCTATTTGGATAAAGACTGGAAGTATGGAACGGTAAAAGGAACGTTTGAAGAGAGGCGCGATAGAACCACACTGGATACGGCACTACGTGAATTCAATGAAGAAGTGATGCCATTCGAAGATACAACGCATATTCAGGATATGAACGTAAAAATTCATTTGCGTGATTTATATGCTCTACATTTACCAGACTCTACAGAATTGTGTATCGCAATTGCGCGGCGCACAAACATGTATTACGGTGAACTGTTCGAGATTCAGCTGATGACATGGGATGAGATTCAATTCATATGGAGAGGATTGAATCTTATGTCAAAACGCGCTTTGGAGACTATCGTTTCTTTAGAACAATCGTAGACGCGGGCTTATAGTCGTCCTTGTATCTAGCGTGAAACGTGTCAGTCATGTTGTACATGTCAAATATCGGGTATATCAAGTCAGGATCCGACATATTCGCTTCCAGCGTAATCCTTGAATTTCCATCTCTGAACAATACATATCCGATGTGATACGGAACAAGGGTTTGATCATCCACATTTCGTACAATTGCGTACGATTCTCCTACATCCGGATTTGCTTTTTCATTTAATACTGCGCCAGGAGTTAATGCAATCCGAACATTTTGGGCATATGTATGACCAAAAATATAGTTTGTAAATCGTTCGCGAAATGCGCAACGACTCTCTTTTCTTCCAGGTTTGTTTTCAGCTAATGATTCCGCAAACCGAAGACAGTCGTTTGGACTGAGTTTGTGTATGGGCGAATATGCAGTCATGCCTCGCGGTGATCGTTTTTGGATAATTGGAGTTAGCCACGTCTTTGGCACAGGAACGTCGGATCGAACAAACAATATATGTGGCTTTGCGTCATCCACCCGAAAGAGTCTATTCTCAGAATAACGAACGACCATTGTCTAATTCGCGGTCTTTTTTTCCCGAGGAATTGTTCGAACGAGACGTTCACTCTGCTTTACCTCTGGAACCTCTCCTTCGGGAGTCGGAAGTGGCGTATCCATTTCGCGCAAGAAATTCGCAATACGATCGGGTTGATCTGCAAAATGTAGAATTAGACTCTTACGAATATTTGCGCGTTTGATAGGAGGTTTAGAGGTTCGAACTGACCGAGACAGTGTTCCAACACCACTGCCTTCCAGTGCGAATTTATCAATTTCGTTATGTTTCATAAATTCTAGAATCTTGCGGGACATGTGCACTTTCCGAACAGTTAGTTTACGAGCCTCGGCGCGAAGACCACGCTCCTCGTCATCTAGCGCAATCCACTGCTTTATCGTCTCACTGATCTCGCTCGTCTCCATTTGTGAGTTTTACGCCGTCTTGTTGAAAATCGTTTCGCACCAACTGTGGTGGGTTGTACGGATTCCTCTTCCTTGCGCGCATCCATGTTTGGAATATAGGATTCAACCGTATCACCTATATCATCTCCTAAAAAGGTTCGGGTTGTTCCTAGAACCGCCTCCTTATGTTCA